CTGATTGCTGGAATGGCCGTCTCGGTCAAGAACGTCACAAACTGCTCAACATACGGAAGCAACTGAGTGCCGAACTCCTCTGCCAGGTTCTCGACCGCAACATTGAACTTGGCAAACGGGTCTGCACCTGCAACTGCTGCTCCCTTGACGGACTCGGCGTAATCGTCGATGCCGCCTTTAGTTTTGCGAAGCTCAGGTGCCAAGCGGTACAGGCTTTGCGTATTGCCGTTGTTGGCTTTGATTAGAGCGTTCAGAACGGTGTCTAGGGGCTTGCCTGAAGCCACAGAGCCGTCTAAGGCTATTTGGAGTAACTTTTGACCGCGTGCGAGGCTTCCTGAGCCTCTGACGGCGTTGGCTAGTGCCGGGCGTAAGTCATCGTCGAGGATACCGGTCTGCTCCGAGAGAGTCTGGACAAAGCGTTCCGCTCCCTTGACTTGAGCATCTGAAGCCTTTGTGGTTCTTACCAACTGGCCTGCCAAGAGCTTCTGCTGCTTCAAATCCTCTGCAGCTGCTTTAGTGGCGTTAGTAAGTCCATTGATCAGCGCGCTGGCACCAAAGGCTAAACCGAAACCGCCTAGTAACTTGCCAACTCCACCGCTGACCTTCTTGGTGACATCTTGAAAGTTTTTGAGCGACTTCTCAGACTTCTTGAGACCAGTCTGCAGACCTTTGGTGTTCGATACGAACTTGAAGTTGACTTGAGCCATTGTTATTTAGCCAAACGGTTCAAAGCCTTGACGTATGCAGCGTACTCGGCTTGTGTAAGTGACCGGTATTCTGTCGGGCTCATGTTAGTTGCCAGGCAGAAGTCAGCCATGCGTTCGGCTTGCTCCTTTCTTATCCGTCTTTTGGGTCTTCATCACCGCTGAATAGTGCGGTGGCTTGTTCCATCGAGAACTCACCAGCCTGCTCAAAAGTGAAGTCTGGGTTGGTGCGCTTTTTGAAAACGTAAATGATGGCCTTGAACGTGCGACCGCGTGGTGCGCCTTCATCCATGATTGCGTCGATGCTTCGACCGGTCAGGAGTTCGATTTGCTCGATCTCGTTCAGGGTCATGGTGTCAAAGTCGATTGTCATTTTTTACTCTCCGAGTCCGTATTTGTTGACGAGTCCCTGCATGTTCTTTTCATAGTTTGCAAGAATCTCTTGATAAGTGTAACCGAGAGCCTCGCTAAAGAATGGCTGTGGCTCGATGTTGCGGAATGCGCCTACGCCGTTAGGGGTCAGCACGCCTCGGTGTGAAGCTCCTACTCGAGCCCATCCCCAGTGAATCGGGGCCGCGTAACCTAGTCGACCGTTGTTACCTGCTCGAGCAACTGCAGAGCCTTGAGTACGCGCTGGCCGTAGAGAGGTTTTTAGGCTTCCACTGAGCACCGGCACTCGAGGTAGCGCAGCACGAATCAGTGTTGCTGCAGCTTCATAGTTAGCGTCGGCGATTTCCGTTTTATCCGCACCGACGGCCTTGAGCGACCTTCTGAGTTGCCCAAGACCTTCGGCTTGGATAGCACCGCCCGGAACGATTGTCCGAGCCATGGTTACTAGCTGGTTTTCTTGGTAAGGCCGAAGTAAACCGGTGGAGTTGCAGCTGGAGTGTGAACCGAGTTGACCACAGTTAGTTCAGTGGTGAACTGCATGATCTCACCCGAAACCAACGAAAGCGGTGGCAAGGTGTCAAACAACACGGTGCCTTCCCAGATTGGCTGCGAAGCGGTTGCGGTCGTGTTGCCGTTAGGGGCAAGTTTGAACGCTACCTGAGTGCCGTAGTTAGCAAATAGCAACTGGTAAAGGCTTGCAGCGTCTCCCGAAGCAATACCGTTGATGTTTAGTTTCCACTCCTGCAGAGGCTGGACTTCTGAGAAGGTCTGCTGTGCGCCAGGAGCGTCAGTTAGAGCCAGTTCAATCGAGTCAGCATCGAAAGAGTAGTCGGTTGAGAGAATGGTGAACTTGATGTTCGAGGCTTTGATTCTGGTTGAGATTGGCATCTACCTGAACCTTTCTTAGATTGAGATTTGTAGGTCTACGTTGATTGTGGTTGCCAAGTAGTCATTGCCGTTCATTGCAAGCAAATAGGGCTGTGCAACACTGCCCACGCCTGCGTCTGCCGGTATGGCCGTTAGCGTTTGTTCGATTAGATCGTCGAGGTCATCGGTGGTGGTTTCGTTTGTGGCAAAACCTGCAACGATTACAAGCTCGAGGTTTAGGTCATAAACCGAACCGACCGAGCCAGGAGTAATGTATGGCGAGCCTGCGCGAATAACAACAACTGGTGGTGTTGCTCGCTCAGGGATGTAGTCATAGACATCGAGACCTGCCGCTTGAAGCGTCAAAGCCAACTCTGCCTTAGCTGCACCAGCCTCGCTCATACAGACCAGCCCAAGTAGGGCAGGAGTTGCGCATAAACCGAACGTTTAGTGTCGAGAGATACACGCATCCCCTGCCCCGAGCCGTCAGCGAACTGAGCGATGCCACTTGGAGCGGAGCGACGGTTCCAGTGTTCAGAGGCTACCTGAAGCACGCAGACGTCCTTGATGGTGGCCGGCACAGTTGTGACCTCGCCAATCATCAAGTTGACTTCAGCCAAGCCAGCGTCTAAACAACGCTGAGGGAAGTCGCCGGCGTCTTTAGTGCCTACGTAATCTTTGAACTGCTGAAGCGTCACTGCCACGATGTGTCCTAGGCGGTTACGTCGAGCTTGACGATTGCGCCGGCGCGAGGAACAGCCACAGCCATGTAGCCGTAGATGCTCACCGAGTCGGTTAGCGTGGTGATGTCGCTGTCGGTTAGGCGAACGCTGCCAGACTCCATCGAGATGAGAGCAGCAGAGTTAGCCATGTAGACAACGCCCGAAGCCAACTGTGGGTCAACGATCACTGGTAGACCGAATACCGAGCCAGATAGACCAGGGATGTTAGCCGAACCGATGGTGTTTGAACCGTCGTTGTTTAGCGATAGAACCGGGCGACCGTCTCCAGCTGCGACCTTGACAATGTTCACGTAAGCGTTTGGCGCTGCGATGATGAACTCTGGGCGTAGACCGCTGTTCTGGAAAATGTACGATGCACCGTTGGCGATACCTTCAGCAAGTGACGAGGCGGTCTGGCCGTCTGCGTCGAAGGTCTTGCCGGTCCAGTCGAGTCCGTTTAGAACTGCAACCATGCGTGCGTTCGTTGCCGAAGCGTACTGAATGGCTAGGCCTTCGAATACTGCGTCTAGGGTGTTGACCTGTGAACGCTCAACGTACTGCTTGGTGAACGAGGTGTAACCACCGTAGGTCTTGACGTCAGCCGAGACAACTTCGAAGGTTAGGTTACCGAACGATAGCGCTTCGCCTTCTGGGTCCTGCTCGCCAACCGCTAGGGTGTTTGAGTTGATTTTGGCGTACTCAACGGTTACGCCAGTCGCTGGCAACGCTGCACGCGAGAACGCGTTTAGGGTTGGGCGGTTGTTGGCGATAAGGGTGTTGATGTAACCAAAGTACGGTGGAACGATTCCAGCGTCGCCAGAGTCAGAAGCGGCACGAGCGGCCTCAACTGCGTCAACGTCGCCAGTGGCTAGTCCCTTTGCAAAAGCACCGATTGAACGGAACTTTGAACCTGCTGGGGCTACTGGTGCCTGTGGGGTGATGCCAGCCTCGACCAGGCGACGAACTTCAACGAGTTCATCCTGAATCGCGCGAACATCGAGTTCAGTGTTTTCAGACAATGAGCTCTCACTTTCTTGGATGTCGTCGGTCGGTTCAGTCTCAGCCTCGGCTGGTTCCTGTTCCTCGCGAACTTGGGTGATTCCTGCTCCAGCGAACGCCGGCCAGGGGACAACGCTGAGTTCAAACAACTCAACGAGGGTTCTCGTGATGACTTTGCCTTCACGAGTTTGTTCGACTGGCTTGAAACCAATCGAAAACTTGTTTAGAACGCCGTCGCGCATGAGAGCAAGAGTCTCATCCGCGCGCTGAACGCCTTTGGTGAGTTTGGCAACGATCTCGAAGCCTTCCTCGGTGTCGCGACCTTCAATGACTTTGCCAATCGGCAGGTCATCGTGCTGGTGGCCGTAGAACAACTTGACATCCTCGACTGAGCGGATTGCACCCGGTGCAAACTGCTCCTGGTAAGTGCCG